GGGTACATCTATGGATGAACTAAACGACTACGCTCAACTAAACGAACCTGATGTCATGTTCTGTGACCAGCTAGATAAGTTCAGGGTGAACGGTGAGTTCAACCGTGGTGATGAACGACTCAAGGAAACCTACGTCTTGGCTCGTGAGATTGCCAAGCGTAATAAACTCCTTGTGTGGTCTGTTAGTCAGGCAAGCTTTGAAGCCCACGACAGGCAGTTCATCGACTATGCCATGCTAGATGGTTCGCGAACTGGTAAGGCTGGTGAGGCAGATGTTATCATTGGTATAGGTAAGACGGGTACATCAGAGGAAGAGAACACCACACGGCACATTTGCATATCCAAGAACAAGCTGAATGGATGGCACGGTATGTTCAACAGCCACATAGATATTCAGAGGGGGGTGTACTACTGATGCCCAAGCATGGAGATATTAGAGAAGACGGTATGGTGTTCTGGGGTATGACAGGTAAACATCAGGACTGGAGAAGCCCGGATAAGTTTTATGCCGCTAAAAAAAGAAACTACGATAACAAAATACGTATCAAAAAAATACGACGACGTTGGTTGAACATATACAAAACATCAAAGGGGTGCAGTTTGTGTGGTTACAAGGAACATGCAGCGGCTCTACAGTTTGACCACCTAGACCCATCCCTAAAGGTTAGAGATGTATCTAACATGGTAACCTTGAAACTAAAACGTTTGATGGATGAGGTTAGGAAGTGTAGGGTTCTCTGCGCGAACTGTCACATGATACACACATTTGGAGAAAACAAATGAAGGTGCTTACTTTTGATGTGGAGACTACTCACAAGCCCAAGGCAAATGGTTCAACAACAGCACTGCCGTACTTCGGTAACTCTCTGGTTTCCCTAGGTTTTAAGTGGTTAGGTGAGCCATACGTTCAGTATCAGTGCTACTACCACAGTGTTCGCGAACCACACGACTTTGCATTTGAGTTGTTTCAGGCGGCTCTTGACAAGGCTGATGTGGTTGTGGGACAAAACATAAAGTTTGATTTATCGTGGATTCGCGAGTGCGGGTTCACTTACGAAGGACATGTCTATGATACAATGGTTGCAGAATATATTCTTGCCCGTTCCCAAAGGTGGCCTCTTTCACTTGCTGCTCTTGCAGAAAAGTATAGTGATGTGCAAAAGGAGAAGGACCTTGTGGCATCGTATCTCAAAGAGGGTAAGACATTTTATGACATACCGTGGGACATAATTGAAACATATGGAAAGGCAGATGTCATTTCCACAGAGCAAGTAGCCCTTGCACAACTCGAAGCCTTTGGCACTACATTTGAGGAACTATTCAATGAACAACCAAACACTCTTGCCCACTTTGCGTCTGTCGCTTGAGATGACGGACACGCTGTCCCGTATAGAACGGAACGGCATCAAGATAAACAAGACCACTCTCGCTGACATCCGGCGTGAGTACGAGGATGAACTGTTCACCCTAGAACGCCGACTCGAAGAACTTGCTGCATATGCTATGGGTGACACACCTATAAACTTAGACAGTCCAGATGACCGCTCCAAGCTGTTCTACTCCTGCAAGGTAAAGAACAAGAGTAAGTGGGCTGGCATCTTCAATCTAGGACATGAGGTTCGAGGAGCGGGTAAGAAGCCCAAGCGACGAACCCGTATGAAGAAGTCGGACTTCAAACGTCACGTTGTCAACGAGACAACCGTGTTGTACAAGACAGTCGGAAGTCAATGTACCGATTGCGGGGGCAAGGGACGCTATACAGCGCGTAAGAAGGACGGTACGCTAGGTAAGGCCATCAGAATATGTAAAGCCTGTGAGGGGACAGGTGTGCGCTATAAATCAACAGGTCAGGTTGCAGGCTTCAAGTTAGTTCCTCGTGACCCCTACGATGTTGCTGCTGCCGGATTCAAGACTGACAAAGAAACCCTAGAGAGTATGTTTACATCCCTGCGAGGAGAAGCCCGTGAGTTTGCAGAAGCTTATATACGTTACAGTGCGGTTCGAACCTACCTTCGTTCGTTTGTTGAGGGGATGGAGAACAACATGGATAGCGAAGGTTTTATACACACAGAATTTATGCAGTGTGTTACAGCGACGGGTCGCCTTTCGAGCCGCAATCCTAACTTTCAGAATATGCCACGAGGCTCTACCTTCATTATACGACGGGCTGTTGAAAGCAGGTTCGAGGGTGGTTCGATATTGGAAGGGGACTATGCCCAACTAGAATTTAGGGTGGCGGGTTTCCTCGCAAATGATGAGGGTATCAAACATGATGTGGAGATAGGTACAGATGTTCACAATTATACTGCCAGTGTTATTGGATGCTCCAGACAGGATGCCAAGGCCCATACCTTCAAGCCGCTCTACGGCGGGGTGTCTGGTACGGAAGACCAGAAACGCTATTACAACGCTTTCAAAGAAAAGTATAACGGCGTTACAAAATGGCATGAGGAGTTGCAAAAACACGCTGTTATGAAGAAGCACATTCGACTGCCATCAGGTAGACAGTATGCTTTCCCACAGGCACGTTGGACTGATTGGGGTACGGCTACTGACCGCACCGCAATATGCAACTATCCTGTTCAGGGTTTTGCAACCGCTGACCTACTACCCATGTCTTTGATTTTGTTGGAAAGAAAGGTGCGAGAGGCAGGTATGAAGTCTGTTATCTGCAACACGGTTCACGACTCTATAGTCATGGATGTATACCCCGGCGAAGAAAAACAATGTATTGACGTAATGGCAGAGTGTATGTTAGCTATCCCTATGGAATCAAAGGAAAGGTATGGTGTCGAATACAACATGCCAGTTGGTATCGAATTAAAGATAGGAAAAAACTGGCTTGACTTGGAAGAGGTACTTACTGTATAATCCTTTTACGTATGAAATCCCAGCTAGGAGAATTACTCATGGGAAATGAAATTGAAATGATAAATGACGACTTGAATAACTTTCTCACTGCTTTTGATGAGGGCAACGAAAAAGCACTCATGGAAATGAGTGGGCAGGCTGATGGCGATAGCAAACCTAAGATGGGTTTACCTCGCTTGACTATTAATTATGAGACTGAGACTGATGATGGTACCTTGCTTCCACGGGGAGCATGGCGTATCTGGAATGGTTCTGGTGTTGTCTATGCTGACGATGTGCAGATACGGCCTCTCCTGCGAACCTTTGAGTGGTCTGTATGGGACCAAGAAGAGGGACGTTTCTCTTGTAAGTCTGTTCAGAAGAATAAGCTAGGTGGCGAGTTCCCAGATACCCTAGGTGGTAATAAGTGTGGGCGGTTGTCCAAGCAAGAGGAAGAAGCCCTGAGTCCTGATGACCCGCAGGTTTTGTTGAGTCGTTCGGTAAACTGTAATCAGGTTATCTATGGAATAATGGATGCACCCAAGGCACAGGATGCCCAAGGAGTTGAGACTCCAATCGAATCCATGCCGTTCGTTGCATACTTCAAGCGTTCTGGTTTCCGTCCTGTTAGCGACTTCATTCAAAAGCAGCTTACTGACCGTAAGATAATGATGCAGAAGGCGGTGATTAACTTTACCACTGAAAAGCAAAAGAACGGCGGTGTGGTGTACTGGACTCCAAAGCTATCCTTAGTAAAGGAAGTCAGCATCACTGACAGTGACAAAGAACTGATGAAGAAGTTTGGCGAAACTGTTGTGGCTCATAACGAGTCAGTGTTCGAAGAGTATAAGCAAGCACAGAAAGCAATGTCTAACCCAGCCGATATCGACTTAGAACAACGTCTGGCTGGATAATATGCTTCCGCTTGTAGAAATACAGGACTTTCTACAAAAAGCAGGGCGGGGGGAGATAGACTCCTCTCGCCTTGAACCTTTAATAGAACAGTTCGGGGAAGACTGTAAGGCAGCTATGCGTAAACAGTTTTCTAATCGTGGTGAGTACCGCATCCGTATGTCAGGTGTGGGTCGTCCCTTATGTCAACAACAATTGGAGAAGCAGGGACACAAACAGGATGTTGCCTACAATGATATAGTCAGGTTCGCAACGGGGGACCTGTTGGAAGCCTTTGCAATCTTGGTTATGAAAGCCGCTGGCTTGAACGTTGTGGACGAACAGAAAAAGTGTTCCCTCGAACTCGCTGGTGAAAACATCAGTGGAACCTTAGACTTGATTCTTGATGTTGACGGTGAAGAAGAGGTGTGGGATATCAAGACTGCAAGCCCGTGGTCGTATGATAACAAATTTTCTGGCAGAGGTGGTTACGATGTCATCAAGGAAGATGACCCCTTTGGATACATCATGCAGGGACATTTGTATGGAGAAGCAGAGGGTAAGCGGTTCGGTGGGTGGATTGTAATAAACAAATCCAATGGTGAATGGGATTTTGTAGAAGCACCCCGCGAACAGAGTGAAGACCGGAAAGCCTATTTAGAAGATGCGAACAGGCGTGTTGAAGCTATTACGAATGACGCACCCTTCAAGGTCCCCTTTCAGTCAACACCAGAGATGCACACTGTGGATGGTCAGAAGGTGGAGACGGGTAACCGACTCATGCCCAAGACATGTACATTTTGTTCTTTCAAAACAATGTGTTGGAAGAATGCAGTCCACGCTCCTAAAGCAACATCCAAGGCGAAGTTCAAGCCGTACACTTGGTACACCAAGCATGTAAAAGATGTTGCCTAGCTATGCCTATTTTATATACACGGGGCTACCCCCTCGAACTCTTTGACTTGAATCCAGAAATGCGTTGTGTGTTTGTGGAGTCCCATGAGAAGCGAGGGGGTGGTCCCGCTACTGTTGATGTTCGCAGGATGGAGACATCCCTGCCTCTCACTATGCGTAATAACTTTTCAGCAGGGGGAGCCTTGTCTTGGGAGAGTCAAGTACGAGACATTAAACTCATAGAAGAGGAGTTTCAAATCATTATACATCATCTTAGACAAGGAGTTCTTGTATGCCTTCCGACACTTCTATTATCAGAAGAGATGGCACTGCTAGAAAAACGTTCCCCAAAAGTAGGACAATATCTGTTGAAAAGGCTAGACGGAATGAAGGCGGGATTTCCGTTGCAAGGATTATGAGAGGCACTAAATATAGGTCTGCGTTCGAGATTAACATAGCTAAGTCTCTTGCAAACCGTGATGTACCTTTTGAATATGAGAAGCACAAGTTTGAATACATACCCAAGGTACGTACCTACACACCTGATTTTTACCTGCCTCAGACGGACATATATGTGGAAGCAAAAGGCCACCTAGATAAAGGTGACAGAGTAAAGATGCAGCTTATCAAGCAACAGCATCCAGATTTAGATATCCGGTTCGTGTTCCTACGAGCCAGTAACAAAATTTACAGGGGTAGTAAAACAACCTACGCTGACTGGGCGAACCGCTACAGTTTCCCGTGGGCTGAAGGTAACATACCCCAAGATTGGATTACAAATGGCTGATGAAAGAGAATTTGAAAAGGCAAGTTTACTGCCTGAGAGGTGGTACATTATAATGAGCAGAGTTGATGATGAGACATTCAACATGACTGCCTACGATACAACCACCATGCTCGAAGATAACGATGATGACTTCATGGATGCAGGGTTCGTAGCCCAGCAGGGATTGATGGAGTTGCTGCAAAATGATTTTGATAGGGTTATGAAAGCAGGCATGGCACGTATAGCCTTTTATGATATGGCTGACTCTATTATGGATGAGGTTGACAGTGCAGATAAACCTAAGGTACTTTCCAAGGAAGAAAATGTTGTTAAGGTAGATTTTGGAAAAAAACAATGAAGAGACATGAAGCGTACATGAAACAGAAGCTTGCAGAAGAGAACGAAAGAGCAGGCAAAGAAGCTTATGGTAATGTTGTTGTGGACATGGTTAACAGCCCCCCACACTACAACAGTTCTGGAATAGAATGTATAGACGCTATACAAGCAGCAACCCTAGATGGGTTCGAATATTATCTGCAGGGAAACATAATGAAATATCTGTGGAGATACCGTTACAAGAATGGTATTGAAGACTTAAACAAAGCCAAGTGGTATTTAGATAAATTAATAAGCATTCAAGGAGAAGCTAAATGAACAACCAACTGCCTACTGTGTACCAGCAATTTATTCACAAGTCACGCTATTCTCGTTGGATTGATGGTGAAGAAAGACGGGAGAATTGGGATGAAACTGTATCCAGATATATTAGCTTTATGGATAATTATGTGCGCGATAAACATGGTTATATCTTACCAGATTCACTAAAAGATGAATTAGAAGATGCTATCCTGAATCTCAGCGTTATGCCATCTATGAGAGCTATGATGACTTCAGGCCCTGCTTTGTCCCGTGATAATATATGCGGATATAATTGTAGTTACATACCAGTTGATAGTCCTCGTTCATTTGATGAATGTATGTACATATTGATGTGCGGCACTGGTGTTGGGTTTAGTGTTGAGCGTGAGAATGTGGACAAGTTACCAGTTGTTTCAGATAACTTTAGTGAATCTGACACAGTAATTAAAATAGCTGATAGCAAGCCGGGATGGGCAAAAGCTTACCGCGAACTAATTGCGTTATTGTACGCAGGGCAGATACCTTCTTGGGATGTTTCTGATATTCGTCCTGCAGGTTCAAAATTAAAAATCATGGGGGGAAGAGCGAGTGGACCCAAGCCCCTTGTTGACCTATTTAATTTCAGTGTAAATATATTTAAGAAGGCAGCAGGACGCAGACTATTTCCTATTGAGTGCCACGACCTCATGTGTAAGGTAGGTGAGGTAGTCGTTGTAGGTGGTGTTCGCAGGTCAGCCCTGATTAGCCTATCTAATCTTAATGATGACCAGATGCGCCACGCCAAAGCTGGAGAGTGGTGGGATGAACCCGACAAACAAATCTATCGTAATGGACAACGTGCCTTGGCGAACAACTCTGTTGCTTACAAGAGCAAGCCTGAGATGGGTACGTTTATGCGTGAGTGGCTTGCCCTATATGATAGTAAGTCTGGTGAGCGGGGTATGTTCAATCGTGAGGCTGCTGACAAACAGGTGGCTCGTAATGGCAGACGAGAGACAGGACACATGTGGGGTACGAACCCTTGCAGTGAGATAATCTTACGCCCATACCAATTTTGCAACCTGTCAGAGTGTGTGGTTCGGGAAAATGATACTCTTAAAACGTTGAAACAAAAGGTTAGGCTAGCTACCATTCTTGGAACTATACAGTCTACCCTGACTGATTTTAAATACTTGAGGAAGGTATGGAAAGACAACACAGAGGAAGAGCGTTTGTTAGGTGTGTCCTTGACTGGTATCATGGACCATCCCGTTTTATCCAAAAATGTAGACAGCAAGCGTTGGCTAGAAGAAATGCGACTCGTCGCAGTAGATACGAACCGGGAGTTTGCGAACATGCTTGGAATCCCAGTGAGCAGTGCAATCACCTGTGTAAAGCCGTCGGGTACTGTGTCTCAACTGGTGGACGCAGCCAGCGGGATACATGCGAGACACAACGACCACTTTATCAGAACAGTTCGCGGCGATAACAAAGACCCGTTGACAAAGTTCCTTATCAATAGCGGTGTGCCGTCGGAAAGAGACATGGGTAAGCCTGACAGTGTTACTGTATTTAGTTTTCCTATGAAGTCACCCAAGGGTGCCGTTACAAGAACACAAATGTCGGCCCTCGAACAATTGGAATTGTGGAAAACCTATGCTATACATTGGTGTGAACACAAGCCATCCATCACTGTAACTGTCAAGGAACACGAGTGGATGGAAGTTGGTGCATGGGTATACGAGAACTTTGATGTAGCTTCTGGTGTATCATTTCTACCTCACAGTGACCATACGTATCAGCAGGCACCCTATCAGGACATAGAACCTGATGAATACCTTGAGTGGAAGCAGCGTATGGAAGTAGTACACATTGACTGGAATAACTTAGCAGAGTTTGAAAAAGAAGATAACACCAGTGGTTCGCAGGAGTTAGCCTGTTCGTCAGGTGTCTGTGAAGTTGTAGACTTGACAGCAGCATGAGGTGCTGGCACTGTAAAGCAGAGCTAAGATGGGTTGGCGACCACGATGCGGATGAACTGACAGATGATAGATATACTATACTCACCTGTTTAGAGTGTCCTGAGTGTAAGTCGTGGGTTGAAGTATACTATCCTAATCCAGAAAAGGATGAAGACAATGAGTGACATGGAACCAGCAGTATGTGACCGCAAGAAGTTCGACCTCGACCTGTCCTATGGTAAGGTTCGCGAACAGCGGGTCGCTGACATGCTCACAGATAAAAAGATAGAAGTAAAGTCTGAACGAGGCATGTGGGTGAAGACAGGTAACATAGCCATTGAGTATGAGTCCTACGGCAAGCCTAGTGGTATCAACGCCACAGAAGCAGACTACTGGTTCCACAACCTCTGCATAGGGGATGAGACTTTTGCAACCCTTGTGTTCGATGTGCCATCCTTGAAACGAATCATAGACAACCTCGACTACAAAAAATCCGTGAGCGGCGGTGACAACAACGCTTCACGGATGTATCTCTTGAACTTACAGAAGTTATTTTCTTCTGATGTAATTAAGGCATATAAAGATGAGCAACAAGCACCCCAAGGCTGACCTGTTTACCCTAACAGCAAAACTAAATGACAGGGGCAGTGTCGAACTAGACATGGACTGCGTGAACGCCGACCAGTTTGTTCGCCTAATGGAAAAAGACCTGCCATCTTACGAGGGAACGTTTAAGATAGCAAGTCTTCTTAGGTACTTGAGGTCTATGGGAGATGAGGTCTTGAACAAGTCTAGTAGGTATATATAGCCTACATCTTCTTTTTATTCTTGCCCCCGTACATCATGCCTTCCATCTTGTTAGTCATGGGTGTCGGGGCTGACATAGCTGTAGGTTTTGTTCCCTGTGCGCGAGGCATCATGGGGTTCATCTGTGGGTTCATGTTTGCGTCCGGGTTCATGGGGCTGCGAACCATTGAGCCGTAGGCGTAGTTCTTACGCATGGCTTTACCACCATATGCTTTCTTGTCCATTTTAGCTCCTGCTATTCTATCTGCTTGTGTTGGGGCGGGGTTGTTATCCATTCCTGCCCTTACACTAAGCATACCAAATTTAGTTTTCTTGCTCATTTATAACTCCCTGTAATTTTGACACAGCTTCTAAACTGCCCTCTTTAACATTTTTTAGAACTTTAGGTCCCATAGTCTTTACTGCTGTAACAACAGGCATTTCTTCATCTGTAAGAATTAATTCCTGACCTTGCATAGCTAGCTCAGTGAACACGTAGTTCTCAGCAATCTGTTCAAATTTATTAAATTCCTGCGTAGTCATTAGATTAGGGTTTGAAATCATCTTGTGTAGAATTATGGCTGCTTCATTATCTTGAACAGCGAGTTTCATTAGGCTGATGCGTCCCGCCTTTGCTGCAGTTAACATGTATTCTGTAGCGATGTACACGGGGCTAACAAATCCCTTGATACCATTCCACAATCTACTAACCACACCTGCTTCACTAATTCCCTTGTAATCATTAGTTTGAGTAGCTGCCCTAACAACGTGGGTGCTTTCGTTCATAACTCTCAGCATATCAACTAGGAATAGAGTAGCGTCCTCTCCTATTGCACTCTCTACCGCTCTTCGGGTTGCATCGTTATCCAAAGCCATCAGTGCTTTTTCAGGAGACTGTATTTGTTTAGCTACTAAACGGCCTTCATCTCCTGCACCTCTGATTACTTTACCACCTACAGCCTGCACACCTGCCAGTTCGTAAACACCCTGAATGGTGTATATGCTAATTATCTTTTGAAACTCAGATACTGCTTCTGCAGGGTCTTTTCCAGAGGCTATGGCAGTTTTTTGAACTGCTTCTTTTAGCATCTCAACGCCACCGCCCTCGCCGGAAAAGATGTATTTTTCTACGAAGTCTTTTGCATTCAAATCACCAGCGAGTCCCTCTATATTTTTTAAGGCTGTTAATTGCCTTTCTTTTGAAGCATCCAGTTCTTGAACCGCTGTCTTTTTAAATTTGGCAAAGCGGTCTTTTAATTGACCAAATGCTTTTGCAACCAATGGCTGTTCTTTTATTGCTCTTGATAAACTGGTAGATGCTTCGACTACATCCATCATATCAGCCACAGGCTCCATAACTATTTTGCCACCCCCGTAGTCAACGGGTATCATCATGGCTTCCATAGTCTTGTCTATGTCCTGTAGAAACTCACTTCCTTTTTGCCCTGCTAAAGCTGTAGGTCTGGTCTTACTTTTTACCTTTTTATATTTTTCTAGAGTATTACTTCCAATTGTACTTATTAGAGTCTCTCTCATTATATCCCGGAACTGTTCTAGATGAGCCTGACCTTCTGGCGTTGTTACATCAAACACGTACTTGCCATCTTTGTATTTACCAAAGGAATACACAAGTCTGTCAGTTAACTGCTGTACATCAGCAGGTCTTCCCTTTGCTCCGGGCATAAACAATTCAGATATTGATTTAGAGTACTCATCAAAAAGCTGAACAGGTTCCCACTTATCTCTGTATACATTTCGCAGGGTCATGCCCCCTGTTTTTCCAACTACGCTTGCAGGTAATCGCCTTTCACTCTTGTTATATAAGTTATCCAAATACAGACCTGATGTGGTTGGAACACCCACTGTCGCTTCATATTTCTTTCTGGCTGTTTCTATTAGTGCGGCCCACTCTGGATTTGCTCCAGCTACGTACTCATCTATCTTGTCCACAAAAGAACCAAACTCTCTTGCTAAATCCGAATTACCTTCTTTTGCGTAACTAGAAGCTGTTCTCTTAAATGTTCGCCGTATTAGTTCCATGTCCATAGGGTCTACGGTCCTAAAGGGATTAAAGTTTGGATTCTTTTCCATCATTGCTATTGCAATCTCTAGGTCATCCATAGACCTTATTTTATCTTTTTGTGCATTGGTTGTAGTCTTTGTGAGTAACTGTTGTCTAAATTCTGCAAAGTCCGTTACGCTGAAATTAGCATGTAAAATATTCTCGAATGCTTCACGAGCCTTTTCACCGTGTCTACCAAAAAAGACTTCTGACTCTGTTCCAAAGAATCTCTTTACTCCGTCTATTCCTCTTCCCTTAGAAAATGTTTCAATGAAAGGTTTTATATCTAGTCTAACAAGGGGTTCGCCGGATGAGTCAAGCTGGTTTGCGAACCTACGGGGTTCATCAAAAATAGCATCTCCAGCGGCCCTTATTTTTGCGTCTTGCCCCATGACATATGTTTCTATGAGTTTATTAACAGACGCTTTGTGACCTGTTTTGTTACGGATTCTTTTTGATGCTTTCAAGGCAGTATCTATACGGTTATCAATAGAGTTGTTCATAGACTTTACAATGTTGTTTTTATCTAGAACCCCTCCTAGAGAGTTGTCTAGGGTGTTTCTATATGACAAAAACGATGCTATGGTTGCATCATCTAAACCGTATTCTCCAAAGTTTAGAACGTAGTCTTGCATATCATCTATACTGTTTTTTCGTTCGGTATTGGTTTTGTTAATCTCTTCCTTTATCCTATCCAAACCCTGTTGTCTAGAACGAACCCATCCTTCTATTATTTCGCGGTTTGCAACGTCATCAACCCCGCCTGCCATTCCTGTTAGTTCGTCTATAGCGTCTTCTGCTAACGTAACCAGATTTTGCTGAGACCTAAGATTCTCCTCCATATCCCTGATATCGTGTTTACTCAACGCTTTCAAATCTAGGGACTTCGAGTTGTTTAATTGACCAGCAGCAACCAGACTCAATATTCCAGAAGTGTGTTCGTAAACATCTAACATTCTTTTACGAGCTTTGCTTTGCATTTCAGGTGTTTTAAATCGGCTTGAAAATCTCTCTACTAAATCAAAAGTTTCCGATTGTGCTTGTAAAGCGGCCTTTCTGTCTTCGGGTTTTAGCTTTTTATAAAACTCTACGATTGTACGAACATGTCGTTTTTCTAATTGTGTTAAATCTTTATTCCTTGTTGTTCTCAGGAATTGGTTTATGTTTTCAACAGTTGTATCTACAGCAAGTTCTCCAACAATTGGTATTCTTGCAATCGTATCCCTTATCATTGTGATGGGCATTGCAACCTTATTAGATATACGACTAGCACCTGCAACAGCCCCCTTAGACCTCAAGTTTCTTGCGCCGTACAACACAGGACGATAGCCACCTAAACTAGCAAACAAGTTACCAAATGCTTCATCTGTTTCAGGGTCACCAAATATATTGAACTCTTTAAAAACTGAGGTCATCACAGCTATTGCACCCGCTGTTTCTGTAGCATCCTTTAGATAAGGAGCCACACGAGCGGATATGATTGCCCGATTACGAACCCCCCTAAGTTGTTTTAGTTCAGCGTCTAATCTTTGCAGGTGTTGTCCTTTTGTTAGCTCAACTTCTCCAGTTCCTGTTACAGAGGGCAACCTCACTGACTCAGACAACGCTTCTGGACGGGCATTTAAATTATCTATCTGGTCCGTAATTTCGTTCATTCTATTGTTCAAGGTTCTAAGTTCGGTATTAGTCCTGTACTGTGCTAACCCCGCATCAAAAAAACGGTCTGCCTTGAACTTTTTATCATACTGCACTACTATCTGTTGAATCTGTTCTGGGTCATCAACTTCCCGTAAAACATTCTTATACTTAGGCACTGTTTTTAATCTTTGCAACTCTTTTATTCTTGCCGCACCGCCTGCAATTGAGGAACCCCCCGTTACAAGTGCGTATGTTA